GCAGCAGTACTAGAGGACACTACGGCTTTTGGGAAACCACCACGCACAAACCGCCAAGTATTTGTTGCCGTTTTAATAAGAGTCGAGGCCTCATCAGTAGCCACCGTTCTCGTCGTTGGGGTAACAGTAACGCCGACCGCCCCAACAACCGTAATGTTACCCGCACCAATGTTAAGAATCCCAATGTGCGTACCGACAGCCAAAGGAACAACAGCGTTCGTTGGAATAGTTATTGTTAAACCTGAAGCATTATTACCAACAACAATCTCACCTTGATCTGCCGACACCAAACTATACGTTATTCCAGTTTGCGTATTCAAAACAGCAGCGTTAAACGCCGCGTCAAGATTTGCGGCACTTAACACTGTACTTGCAACAAAATCAACCACAACTTCCTCACTATCTCATCAGTATTTATTCACAATAATACGGGCAGCAACTCTATTAAATAAATCACATTAAATCCCAACTTCATCAGGGACGAAAATAAATGGGGGACTCATAGCAAACTTCATTACATGCCTTCCCGGTGACACTTGATGTTCTATCTGGTCAATAACAAGTTCATATATTTGCGGGACACCAGTGTCGTTTGGCCTGAAAATAACTTCAACCGTGTCACGCAACTCAAGACTTAACAGAGTAGAAACAAAAGTTGTTCCCACCCCAAGAATATTCACCGAAACGCTTTGAATGTAATAGTTCGGATCTTTGAAAGAAGCAATATAACTATCGCCAAACATGTCAGCCTCGCTTGTGTCAGCAAGAAGAGTGCTAAACGAGGTACTCAACTCCCCGTAAGCATCTTGCGAAGGTGTATCCGTGTACACGTTAGTCGAAGACGCATCGTACCCAACACTCACTAGATTAGTCATAGCGTCTGTCTCATACGTCACTTCAATGTTACTGAAAGGAATCCCGCCTATCCCAAAAGTGGCTTGCGAAGAATCGTCCCAAACTCTCCTTGAACGGTACTCAACCAACCCGTTTTTGTTTACAAACAATGCACCCAAGTCGCTCAGTTCAATGCTTTGTAAATACGTCAAAGCGGAAACATCCCCATGAACATCAGTGTGTAAATAAGCGTCAGCAAACGGCAGCACAGAAATAATTCTTCCGGCAGCAGGCCAGCCAACAGCGTCAAGAACCCTGCCTACCCTCGCTGTCGCGTACTCCGCTATTTCAGTACGAGCAGGATACTTCAACCGGGAAAGGTACGCTAGCGCGTCAATGCTGGAAGGTATCGCAACTGAGTCACCGTTCACGTTGTAAGAATAATCCCAGTCCTGCACGTTACCGATGAACACGGTTTGTTTCTTGTAAAACACCCGGACTTCTTTACGAGGAACAATAGAACCGTAAAACGGCGAACCAATCATAAGTGGGTCAAAGATTCGGTCACGGTTATCCAAAACAAACGAGCAACTCCCGGCAGTAAAAGTACCTATGCGCCGGGAACGCCCACGGCTAACAGAAAGGTTACGCACCCACCTAGTTATGTCCACCAACACTTCTCCAGCAAGAAGATACGTCGCGTTATCTAACAAGCCCTTAACAGGATCATCCAAAGTAAACCAGTCACCGATACCGTTTGCGGCTAGATCCACAGCAAGAAGGATCTCCCAATCTGAATCGTTGGGGCCGGGATAATTAAACCCGTTATACAGACCATTGTTTGTATATTGAAAACTAGAATCATAAAAAGTCTGAGGATTAAAACCAGCCATTACGCGCTCACAAAAACTTTGCCGTTAGAGTTTTCGAAAGTTTTAATGTACTCAACGACTTCTTGACCTATTTTGCGTGGGTCGCCAACGCCAGCCTGAACCGTAATGTTGTACGTTGAACTAAAACCAGAAGAACCAGAATTACCAGTGGCAGCAGAACCCCCCATCAAAGCAGAACTCCCCATCATCGGGTAACCAACACCCGGCAACTCAGGAGTAGCAGCAGCAGACATATCAAAAGCCGCACCCTCAATCGCTTTTATTCCCTGCTCCATACCAATAACCAGACCCATAGCGATCTGCTCACCCATCGTAGCCATAACGCGAGACGGAGAGTTGATACGGTAAGCATCTTTCAAAGTATCCCGAATAATAGCGGCCATTGCCTCAGCCTTTAGCCGCAATTTAGGAAACTTTTCTTCTAAACCGTCAATAAGACCGTTAATTATTTGTTTGCCAAGTTTATCCATGTGTTTCGGGACACCCGTTTCAGGATCGCTCAAATCAAGGAAAACCTTGTTAATTTTAACGGCATTTAAATCCAGCAAACCATTTATTCTTTCCTGATCAGCCAACAAAGAATCCCTAGCAGTCTTGTAATCCTTGTCGGCCTTAGCCAACTCATTTTTCCTGTCAAGACTTAACTTCGCTTGATGAGCCTGAGCAGCAGCCAACTCAGTGTCACGAGCAGCCTGAGAAATGTTCAAAGCATTCTGAGCCTGCTGAGCGGCAGTACGCAAAGGAGCAACAATGGCCTCCTGCTGAGCAATACCAATATCAAAATACTGTTGAGAAGCAGTTGTTTGAAAATCAGAAGTTAAAGCAGCCAACTCAGCCTGAGCCGCGTTAATAGCAGAAATATCCACGCCAGAACCCTGAGCAAGATTCGCAACAACCAATCCAGAAGAATCAACACCAGCAGCAATAAAATCTTGAACAAGAGATGGGTCTAAACCGCGAGCAAGCAAAGATTTAATGTTAGTAGTGAACTCACGAACACTTTTTACGCGATCCTGTAAAGATTTAGTGAAAGATGAACCTTCATCAACCTTTACATCGTTAACAAATTTACGGAAACCATCACCAATGTTTTGCAAGAAACTATTCCGCTCAGAAACAAGTTTTTCCAAAACACTATTTTCACGATCATAGGCAGCGTTAGCGGCAGCAAGGGCAGCCTCCAAACTGGGAATAATACTCTTGTAACGCTCCTCAATAGCATTCAAAGAATTTGCGGCAGCCTCGTCCAAACCATCAAACTTCACGTTAATGCCAGCAGTAATAACCCCGTAAGACGTGTCAAGATCAGTTAAATCCTTTTGAACTTTGTCACGGTCGTTCAACAAATCAATGGCATGTTGAGTTAAAGAATCAAGATAACCTTGCGTAGTATTCATTGCCCGACGATTAGATTTAGCGGCCTTTTTACCAACAATATCAATATCCAACAAAGGGCCATAAAGATCTTTCAAAGTTGAACTCAAATCTTCATACTGAGAAATAATTTGACCGATACTAGCGTTCCGCCCAAACGACTCCTGCAACTTAGACATTTCACCGAACTTAACCTCAGTCCCAGAAGTCAAATCACGGAAAGACCTAAAAGCATCACCAGACGTTTTGAAAATATCGGTGACACCCTGCATTCTTTCATTCAAAGAATCAAGAACATCCTGACCCAACTCGCTAACCTTTTGCTTAGCAAGTTTCCTGTTTTCCTCAACACCAATAATTAAACCTGCAACAAAGTTTTTAGCGACCTCTCTTGCTTTTTTCGACGGGGATTCAATACCAAGTTCATTATTAACGGCACCGACCATTCCATTTTCACCCACAAGATTGGCCGCAGCCGTCTCCACGGCTTTCTTTTCAGCAGCGAGTTCCTTAATGATCCCGGCAATAAAGTTTTTACCGACATCGTGACCATACTCCGTAGCCATATCTCTTTGCTTAGCGAACTCATCAACAGTAAGACCCGACTGCTTTGATTCATCTTTCAACTTTTTAAGAATTTTGGAATCTTTAACATTTATGTTTTGATCCTGCAAAGCCTTAGTTATTTTTTTAGTTCCCTCAGCCAAAGCATCTTGGCGCTTAACAGGATCCTTCAGGCTATTAGCGTAATCAATGTAACCCTGAGCCGCGTCACGAATCGCTTTACGGTTATCCAAAGCACCCTGAGAATACCCAGTAATATCTTTCTTACCCTTTTTGAGTTCTTCAGAAAGTTTAATAATACCCTCACGAGCATTATCGTAAGAAGCCTCTCTACTAATAGTCTTACCTATTTTGCGGAGAGCCGTATCCACCGCAAGAATTGCGATTTTTGCAGTGTCATGGGCGGCAGCCATAATACGGGCACCCTCAGCAACTTTACGAGACGCAACATCGGAACTCACGATCATTTTTGCTGACTCTCTACGAAGCGCCGTAGCCGCCGAAATTTCTTTCGCCCTCGTTAACTCATACGATGCGTAAGCCTTTTTGTTGGCAATTATTTGAGCGTCAGCGACGGCTAATGCGTCTTTCTTTAATGAATCATGAGTTGCAGCACTAGCAGCAACCAATTCATTAAATGATCCTATCACTTCTGTTACAAGTTCCCCAGAGGGAGTAAAGATTCCACCAGCAGCAAGTGATAGGTCTTTAAGTTTATTTCCGTATGCCTTAGCAGCATCCCCACCAGCAAGTGCCGCTTCCGACATGCTTGCAATAGAAATTCCCATTGCCTCAAGTTGGGCAACATCCTCATTAGAAAAGTCCAAACGAAACTTTGCTGAAGCAGTAGCATAACCAAGTTCGTTGTAGGCACCAGTCAACTCGTCAACAGAGGTTTTTAGTGATCCAATCAATTCTTCCTGCTTCGCAGACTTGCCGCTAAAGTATTCAAAAGCAACCGTCGCGGCAACAATCGCCAAGCCAACGGGGCCAATACTTGCCATTAGTCCTTTAGCAGCCCCACCAATAGCCCTGAAACTAGCAGCAACTGAAACACCCATCGTTTTAGCAAGAATCCCAAAAGTCTTAAACGAAAAACCAGTTGTTACGATATTGGCACGGATAGTTGCAAGGCTTAATTTAATGGAAGCACTCATTCTAAAAAATGAAGCAGCCAATCCAGTTGCGTTTGCAGCAGCGGCAGCCGTCATTTTTGTCAAAACAAAACGGAACAAAATTAGCGCACCAATAGCAGTCTTAACAGGGGTGGGTAACTTGGTAAAGAATTCAACTATGGGACGAACGGCACCCGCAATCGCAGCAAACAAAGGAGCGAGTGCCTGCAAAGCAGGAACCAACATGCTATACATAACCATTCCCAGTGATTTAACTATCTCAAACAAATCAAGAAAAACTGGGATCATCCCATTGATAGTGTCAGAAAGACTTTTCATTGCTTCACCAGATTGAACGGACTCAATAAGACCTCTAATAAATTCCACAAGAGGGGTAGAAAGATTCTCAAAAGTTGTTGCTAAAGTTCCAAGGGTTCCCGATAAAGCGCCACCTTTCTGAGTTGTTTTACTAAAAGCCTTCAACAAATCGTATGTAGACAAAATCAGTGGGCCTAAAGCCGAAAGAAGAACTTTACCAACCTCAATCTGTATATCGTTAATGATTCTTGCGAAAGAACGCATAACTTTACCGGCTGAACTCATCGCTCCCTCGTAAGTTCCAGCGACCTTCTTACCCTCTTTTAATATAAGATTAGTTACGGCTTGTTGCCGTTCCATAGAAGAAAGTTGACCCTCCGATTTACCTATCTCTTTAGCGTATTCAGCGTAACCCTCGCTCGCTAGACGGCTAATACCAGCAGATTTAAGTAACATGGAGTTACCAGTAATAATCGCTTGAGTTAAAATCATTGTTGTTTGGGTAGAGTTTTGACCCGCGATAACAGCGAGATCCTGAGCGACACGAGCAACCTTAGAAGCAGAAGCCAAATCCAACTGATTCTGAGCGAACTCAATAGCAATCTGTTGAGAGGCACCTAACTCAATACCCATAGCACGAATTTCTTTAGTAGCATCCATTAAAGCAGTTTTACCGATACCCGTGGACGTACCAATAGCCACCATAGCAATATCAAGTTCTTGAGAACGAGCAGCAGCATTAAACGACTCTTTAGTGAAACCTTTAATTCCACTTGTAAGTTTATTAAAAGCACCAACCGCCTGAATACCAAGAGCAGTACCCATAATGTTCTTTAAGACCGTAAAACCCTTACCCGCTTCTTGAGCAGAGGCACCCATCTGGCGAGAAGATTTACCCATAGCATTTTGACCAGTTATTGTGGCAGGAATTTGATTAGCAAGATCCGTAGTCGCTTTAGCGGCAGCACGGAGAGCAGCCACATACTGAGAAGTATCCGCAATATATTTAGCCTCAACAGTTACTTGAGTCACCCTGACACCTCCTTATCAATTCCTACGTCTTGAAGCCTTCTCAGACTCATACGCCCTCAACTCCCACAATGCCGACCACTCCGTTAATTCAGACGAAGTGATCGGCCTGTAAGAAGACGAGCCATAAAGCAACTCACCCACCGTTCGACCAAGTTTTTCTGCTAACTCAAACAGAAACCTACGATGCGGATTCTTCAGGAAACGTGACCTTCGCTTCGTCGGTCGCCTCTTTATCCATCGCAGACATACGCATCCCAACCGTAGCCAAACGGTCAATTGCGGACGCACTCTTAGCCATTAAGGAATCAAAATCGGAACTCGTAAATACTCTTTCACCCGTTTCGGGATCGTAAGTAGAAGCGATTACAGTCTCGCCATACATAGAACCGACACTGACTTTTCCATCTTCACTAGATGCCGCCGCTTCCAAAATCCGTGAACGATCAGCACCGTTCATTCCTCGAACTTCAACAGTGACACCCCATTCTGGGACTTCAACCATTTCCGACTCAATATCTTCCGCAGCCAAAATCTTTTCGCGTAAGGACACTTTTTCTCTTTCCGTAAGGGGCACTTGGCCCACGATTAGGACTTACAGGTTAAGCAACAGCGCGAGTGATTACACCCGTGCATTGAAGTTCAGCGGAGAAAGTAACAGCATCCCCAACTCCACCCGAAACCTCATATGAAGTAAGAATACCTTCACCTTGGTACTCAGGGTTTGTGGCACCAACTACGGCACTACTGATCCGGTAAGCCCACGAAACTGTGGCATCTTGACCAAGAATCCCTGTAAGAACAGGATCAATAGCGGTAGCACTGGCAGCGTCAAACTTGCCACTAAACGAAATAGTAGCGTCCGTCAAACCAGTAATGTACGCCTTAGCGTTATTACCGAAAGTCGTTACTTCAGCGGTTTCAATATCTCGTGAAAGACTTACATCCTCGCAGAAAGCACTAATGTCTGTAAGTGTTCCTGACGAGTTATCAACTTTAATTACCGATTTCTTACCATGTGTAAAAGCCATTAGGCTCCTCCTTATTTCCGGGCAAACGCCATTGTGTAGGTGACTGACCCGGAAGAACCTCCGGGGGTTACTTCGGTGCGTACATATCTACCCACCGAACCTGAAACGGCGATACGTTCGCCGCCTGTCGTCAAAGTAGATACGCTTGTAAACGTAACTAAATCAGCGAAAGTAATGTTATCGGCGCTATCCTGAACCGAAAAGGCTGTCAAACCGTTACGAGTGTTTGAAGTGACGTGTAAGTAACCAACCCCACCATTGGAAGTACCCGCAGCGTTATCTATTGAACTCGAATTAGAAACTGTTGACACAGCAGAAAGACCGATAAGAACTAAACCCCGGTCAATACCGCCAGTTGCTTGCACTTCCATACTTGCCGAAACAACATCCCCAACTGGGCTAGAAACTTCATAGGAAGTTTCCCGCGCAGCAGCGGAGTACGAAGGTTTTCCAGCAACAGCACCCTCTGGAAGCATCGAAACCACGTCAGCAGCCGTAGAACCAATTATGCCAGAGAGAACATTGTCAACTGCTCCTAACGCTCCGTCAAACATGCCGTCAGCACTCATGGTTCCGTCCCTCAAACCAGTTATGTACGTTTTAGCGTTACTACCAAAAGTAGTTGTTTCAGCAACTTCAACGTCTTGAGAAACACTAGAGTCATTAAAATAAGAAGAAAGGTTAGATCCGTTAACAAAAACGGCTGTATTTTTTCCGTGAATAAAAGCCATTACTTTTCACCATCCTTGGCAACAGGCTCCGTGATTATGTTTACCTTAAAATCAGAAGCAATTTTGGCACTAGAAGTAGCACCGACACTTTCAATATGGCCTTTTTCCAACAGCCACTTAACTGATTTCGCAGGAATATCATCAACAATGGATCCCACCTCAGCACGTTTATCCGGCGGGTAAGACAATCCTGTAAGTACCTTGTACGGCACTGAATCCTCCTGATGGCAGCGTGGATCCGCACCGCCTCAAGGATCACGAGGATCACGATGTAGTGACGGATTAGACCCACTAGGGGTACGATCAACTACTACACACAGTCTAAAGCAAATATGTGAAAGTCTTGAGTTTGTTTCATTCTTTTGGCAAATTGATTCCAGTAAGTCTCATTCTTATTTGAGACAAATACACAATCAGGTCATCAATTTCTTCAACAGCGTCCGTGACAATACTATTTAGCGGCCTGTTTTCAAACCTCTGTGTGCCCGAACCGTCATCATACTGATCAGCGCCAACCCCAAGAATACGGTTCCGCAAAGAGGCAACAATGGTTTCAACTCCATCGGCATGTTCCTCACTGGTCATAACAACACTAGATCTTTCCAGCCACCATGCCCAATAAGCAAACTCATCATACCGGCAGGGGAATCCTGACCAGTTTTATGTTTCCACCACGTCGAACCACCGTCCAAAGCGGGAATTTGAATAAAAGTTTTAGCCCCACCTTGCTCAATCCTCAAATGATGCAAATGAGCGCCTAAAAGTAATGTGGCCGAACCAATATCTTGCATTCCATGAGCCTGACCTGACCACCATTTAACAGGATCCCTACCAAATTGATGCCCGTGAGCAAAACCAACTGCTGTCCCACCAACGTCAAGGGTAATTGTTAGTTCATCAAAGCCGGGGAAAACAAAAGACACATGTTCATAACCCGGAATCAGTTTAAGTGCGTCAGCGACCGCCACAGCCCCTTCAATAGCCCAAGAATCGTCATACCGACGCTGAATTTTACCCACCCTTTGAACCTCATCATGATTACCGGGAACGACCGGAACAATAATTTTGGAAGCCAACGGAGCGAACTGCTGAATCTGATGCAACATGAGCCGCCGATAAACACGCAACTGCTCAGTCAACGTCAAATCAAGCCGACCAGCCGCAGCCAAAGCACCGCCTTGAGATACCAAACCCTCAATACAATCACCAAGCCACGGCAACATAATCGAATCCACTTCACGACCAATTTTCCTCAACTCCTTCAAACGTGTCACCGCTAAATCAGTTTTGGTCAAAAAACGTGCAATTGTTCCTTCAGTCCCATCACCGTCAGGCTTACCCAACTGCAAATCACCCGCCGGGACGCAGTAAACAAACCCCTCACCCGTGGCAACAGGAGGCTTTTTAGGTACTTTCTTTCCAATAACCGCCAGTAACTCATCTACGGACTTACGGGACTCCACGCGCCTTCTAATTGAAGCCCTGTAATAGTACAAACGCTTTAACACACCAGCACCAGTGTTCGCATCCCACGCCCTGAACTGCACAGGCTCAATAACCTCAAAAATAGTTGGGTCAAGATCCCACACGGCAAGCAACTCAGACCAGTCGTTCGGCTCTGACTCCAAAGGTTGCGAAGTCAAAGTACCCGTTTCACCATTCCAAGCAACCCCCGGCTCCCAACCCGAAGGATGCTTAGCAACCACATTTTTATAGTTGCTTGTTTCACCAACACTAATTAGTGACTCAAGATCATCTTCGAGACTCACGCCTACTCCTAACCTTTTCGGCCATAGTCATAGACGTACAGACAAGACCATCAGCAATCTGCCTAATCACGTCCTGTGACGTATAAGCGGCAACTGCTCTACTAAAATCCGCGACGCTACGCGCATCTTCACAAGTTTTTTGAGCCTGAGTTTCCATGAAACGCAAATAAGAAATAAGGCTGTCACTGTCTAACCAAATATGGTTATCAGCCGCCAAAACAATAATCATTGGCTCTACGGACATGCACAGCCTGTACCAGAAGATCGCCTTCGATGACGGCTCACAATAGCCCCGCTCAAAAAATGCTTATTCTGATAAAGAATTTTAGAAATAGAATTAGCACTCACGGAAGTATTATTTATCAACTCATTTAACTTAGCGGCCTCATCCGGTTGTAATTTATGCATGATAAGCCAAACTTTACACTTATTAGGAGACACAAAAGATTTACCAATCAAAGAATCAAGATCATCAATAAAATTACTCATACTAATCCTTACTTGTTTCTGTTTTCTGCCTTACAGCGAGAACATTGCAAAGACCAAGGACGCGAAACAAAAAACGCTATAACCCTGTTACATCTCCAACACCTCGGTGCCTTATCCGTAACCACACCACGACCATAAGCATCACTCATAGGAAATCATGCACTCAAAGTTTATTGAAATCATCGAACGAAGGTTTTCATCGTCTCCCATCGGAATAACAGAACCCTGACTTTCAACTCGCATAATTTTCACACCAGAAATAGTTACATCAATCAAAGAACCTAACAAAACACGGATAGCCTGTGCTTTGTCACGAGCAGCCGGATAATCACCCTCACTAGAACGAACAATTACTTGAATCAAAGGTCGGTCAATAGCCCACGGATCCGTCCCCATAGTAAAAGAAGGTTTACTTCCAGAATTTTCGTAAACGGCTACACACGCATTAGGGCTATTCGGCATTACGGCCAAAAATAAATCAGTCCCTAAAGTACCCTGACCCTGAGCCTGTAAATAATCTCCAACCGCCTCTAAAATAGTAGTCATGATCCAATCTCGAATCTTCTATTAACCATATCCAAAACACGCACAGTCATACGCTCAGCCATACCCTCAGAATAAAGCCTCACAGGGTTTTCTAGGTACTTCCAACGAGTAGGAGGGTCATGCTTTGCCCTAGAAGGTGGCAACTCGTGAACGTAAATAGCGTAAGGGGCAGCCGGGCCACCGTAATTTATGAAAGCCTCCACAATAGGGCCACGAACAAAAGGGCCTCTCACCTCACCAGAAGTTAACAGGGCACCAGTCATAACAGGAACCACAGCCTGAGAAATCAAGAAAGCCTCATCAGCCTCTTCTTTCAAAGCCTTCGCAGCAAACCGGGCAGCATCCTTACCCGCCAAAGCAAAAGCCTTCATCAAAGGATCAAGGTTTTTAATCGCAACTGATCTTTTAACCATTATCCTTGACCAAACCCAACAACAGAATGATGATCCCCGTCCTCATCCTGAATTGTTGAAACAGAAGTAATTTTAGGTGAAGAACCGTCCGGCAACGTAATATGACCATTTGAACTCACAGAGGTAGAACCATACAAAATAGCGCGGCCAGCCTCAACAATTTCACGACCGTCATTATCACGCAAAATTCTTTCACTCAAAATGATTCGCGCACGAAAAGAAACACCAGAACCAGAATAAGACTGCTTACCATATTTATCAATTGAAGATTGAACTCTTAAAACAACAGTTTCTAACATTAAAGGAAGAAACTCTCTGGAAATAGCCATGATTAGGGCCTCAAATAATCCGTTTGACCCGTATAAAACTCCGTACCATTCGCAGGTGGCATATCTTTTTCTGAAGCCCTCACAATGTTTTCAGGACTAATCCACGGGGTAGGAGGCTGACGACGGGCACCCAACTCCAACAATGCTTTAGCCAAAGAAAAATAAGAAGAAGCCCGGTCACTGTAAGAAACCGACATGTCCCCAACACTTTTACTCGAAGCCATGCGAGTGAACTTAGACGCAATCGCGTAAGCAGCATCGTGAGCCGACTGATAAATAGACCCACCTGACTCCGTAATAACGTAAAGCACTTCAGCATCATTTAACAACTGATCTTCAGTATCAGTGTCCCCAACAAGAAACCTGACTTTATCCTTAGCAGAAGTAGAAGGATCCCCACTGTATGACCAAGACATTAAAACTCCTTAAAAGTAAAGAGGGCCGGTAGGGATCAACCCACCGACCCCCTCTAAGGGTATCAATTAAAAGTTACGCAACAGCAGTTGCAAAGAAGTAGCCAAGATCGGTAGCCACAACTTTATTATCAAATGCGACTTCAGCCTCAATACGAGCAGCCTTCAGGCTTTCCATGCGGAACTGTGAAGTACCAATCGTGGAACCCAAACCACCCGAAACGCCAGTCCAAGCAAAAATGTAACCGGCAGAAGGAGTCATAAGACCCGGACTTGTAGCAACATGGAGAAGGCAGGCAGCCTTACCAAAGTTGAATGCGTAAGCCCCAGTCAAACCTTCAGCGTTAGTTGCACGAACCGACTTAGCGATAAGAATACGATCCACACCGAAAAGACGAGCCAACATTTCTTCAGTAACAACACTTGACGTGGTGTATTTGTAGCGATCAATAACGTCGGGATGATTCTTCAGTTGACGGAAAACCTGATAACCAAGAACAAGAGTGTTTCCTTCAAAACCAGTGGTTGAAAGAATCTTCTCTTTAGCAGCCTCAATGTTTTCAATCGGATCCGACGTAGTGTATTCATTCCATTGAATGAACTGACCGGAGGAAGGAGAAGCAGCAACACCCGCGACATCCGTTCCCCACACACTCGTAGTCATGAAGTCAGCAATAAACTGAACTTCCCGACGAAGCAGCAGACGGCTAGTAACGAACTCTGAAGCCTCACGCAGAGGATTCAAAGGCGTATCAGCGTTCGCCAGTGTTTGATCATCAACGTCCTTATGGAACGCAAACACATCAGCACTATAAGTGTCAGTAGACAGGTTGTAACCGCCACCGGCTGACTCAGTACCCGGAGCGCGACGCTGAGCCTCGTCACGGAACCAGTCATTTTTGTCATATTTGAAATACTTATTTGATTTCTTGTCAACTGGAACGACCGGGAAAACCTTATCCGCGATCATGTTCTCCGCTTTTTGCATATAAGCAACAGAGATGTTTGTCAGAATTGCGTCAACATGGACGTTACTGATTGTTGGCTGTGGCATTTTCTATTCCTCCTAGAGTCCGCGACCGGCGTTGGCGCAGGAAATTACGGCAGTTGCGACTGAAGTGCTAACACCAGAGGTAACGAAAGTTCCAACTGCGTAAGCAGCAGCACCAGTCGTACCAAAAGCCAAAGTTACAGCCTTTGCTGAAGCGTTAGCAAAAAGTGGGGCACCCGCAGCAGCAGTGCCACCAGCAGCAACCTTGGTGCCACCAGCAATGAGAACCTCAGCCTCTTGACCAGCAGTAGGGTTATTCTGAAGAACACCAAGAGGACGATCAGTTGCTCCACTGACAGCAACGGCAGCACCGGCACCATCAATCTTAACGAAATGGTATTGCTTTGCAGAAAGATCCTCACCCGCAACGAGCGTGGCCTTTACTGAATAATTACTGAATTCGTATGCCATTTTTTAGGCTCCTTGCTCGTTGACGTATGATGCGTATAGTTCACTGTCTGACATGAAAACATCAGAAAGTGCTTGTTCATATGTAGCGGACTTTCCACTTGCAACTGCCGCTTTAGCCATTGCTTCAGCCTTTTGAAAAGACGAACCAGATGGATAAGAGGCAGACTTACCAATTTCGCTAAAAATGTCAGCGGACTCAACCTTTGCATCGGCAGAAGCCAATACATCTTCGATTGATTTAGCGAGATCAGAGTCAGTTTCAGCGAGGCGGCGTAGCGCAGGGCCAACCTCATCCGGGTTAAGACCAAGATTTGCGTATGCCCCGCGAGCCTTCACAATTGCTTCATTGTCGGCACGTTCGGAACGCTCTTTGCGTAGTTCATCATTGACAGCATCAGTTTTAGCCTGAGCATCTTCGACAGCCTTTTTCATGTCCTCGTAAGCCTTTCGGACAGGATCGGAAGCAGACTTCATCAAATCTTCCTCTTTTTCTTCCATGTCGGTTTCAGGCTTTTCCATCATTTTTTCCATCTCCATAATGCGGGCATTGGCTTTTTCAAGCGCAGCAAAAAGATCCTCGTAAGAAGGCTTTTTGTCGTCAGCATTCGCTCCGTCTTTCATATCCATAAAAATCTCCTCGGTTGCTTTGGCGACAGCATCACTTGACGCAGCCTTCATTACGAGCCAACCCTCATGCAAATGAGCAGGATGGTCAACTCCAGATGTTTCCTCAATAGACAGATTCACCATTTTGCGAGTAGGTACACCCACCACATTCTCCTAAATGAAAAACGGGCTGTCACTCAATACCTGATGTATTGAACGACAACCCGCGAGTCTCGTATGGTATTAGATTATCATGTTATAGCCCCCAGTTGAGAGTTTCATGAAACGATTTCTTTACAACGTGTCAGCAGGGTGTAAGTTTTACCGTCCCACTCGTCATAACCCTTAATGGTTCCCTTCAGGGTCAAGGTGTCACCCTCATCAAAATACCTCGTGCCAGTCAACCACTTGAACCTGTAACCCTCACCAGTGAAAACATTGGCGTAGGTGGTTCCGTAGACCGTATCGAAGGAATTACTAGAAACAGCCTTGACCTCCAAAGTGATCTTGTCACCGACTTGACCGAAAGGTTCGTTGACTGTCGGGTCGGCATCTTCAAGTGCTTTTTTGGCTACATCCTTGGCGTAAACCCCGGCTATGGAAACAACCAACCCAAGATTCTTTGGTGAGAAGTAACCATCTTGACCAACACTGATGACTGCTTTCACGTTTAACACATAATCAGTAAAACCCTCAAGTTTCTGAGCGAACTCAAACGCGGCAACCCCGGCAGCGGGATCTTTCACGTCATCGTAACCGGCTCTCAACTCCAACCAGTTTTCTAACGCATATTTGTTGGTTGGCTCAGAGGCAACAAATAATTGAACTAGTTCCCTTGTTGAAAGAGCAGAACCGTCATTGCCGCTGCTACGAACAAAACCACGTTGCCTAACGACACTGGAAGCAACGGTAAGGATGTAACCCAATTTATACACGGCGGTTCCTAAACCGGAATATCCGGCGAACTCATCAAAGGTGTCAGACACGGGTGCAAACCAAGTTACCGGGCTACTTTGACCCAAGTAATCTTTGGCACACTGCTTACCAACCTGCTTACGCTCACCGGCCTCGTTTTCAACAACGATCACGGATTTCCGTGCCCGGTTCACCCCACAGTGATCACAGCCGCCTTCGACCAACAAAGAACGGTCAATTTGAACTCCGGCGGTAGGACTCGCGTAAACAAGCGCCTCGCCGTTAACCCATTCGACAAGACCAAGAAATGTCCAGCCGTTGTACTTAGCGGGTGAGCCTTCCAATATCAGGTAGGTTTGTTCAAACGCCTCGCCGGTTACAGGATTGATTTCTGTTCGGGTTTCGGTCGTGACTACATAGCCACCAGAAAGACCTTTTTTGGTTGCGCGAGCGGCCAATTTCTTGGCTCTGGCCAGCGTGGAGACTAGGTTTAATTCTGGATCCAACCGGATTTCGCGTTTTTCCATTTCAATCATCCCTTTCCGTATAACCCCAGTATAGCATAGGGGGGTTAGGTAGGGTCGGTCGGGTCAACCATCTCAGAGGATCCACCATTCAAAATAACCACCGGCCTTAACCGGACTTTCCCACGGGAAGCACCTAACTTAATATCAACCTGAGCGTCAGGAAAAACCTCAAAAATCCTCGTAATATCAGGATCCAGCAACTGCTCAATCCAAGCCCTAATAACCGGAGGTAAATTACGAGAAGTCTCAGGCATTACTCATCCGGCATGTCAACTAAAAGACGCTCAGCACGACCGCCAATCGAATAGCCACGCAACTTACCCGACTTCACCATCTCCCAAGCCCACGACTCCCACACCACACCAAGAAAAACCGTGTCAGCAGGAAACTTCATTTTTTGCTCCTGAGAATCCTTCATCACAATAGGAACCTCAACCTCATAAGGCCACGACATGATCTCCACGAACTCGCCAGCAACCTTACTGCGATCATGCTGCAAACGAATCCGACGATCATCCTTACGCACATATTCCCAAACGGCTTTCTGCAACTCAACAGCATCCGTCCACTCAGAATGAGCATCTTTAAGATTTGGAATATACATAGGGCCAAGAGTAAACATGTTTTCTTCAATAGCCTTAGAAACCAAAGTAGGCTCAGACTGACCATTAACCGACTTAGCGGCTTTCGGAGCAATACCAACCTTGTCAGCAAAATCGTTCGCGTACTGCAAAACCTCACTAATAGGCATATCAATAACAGTGACCTTCATTTTCTTGTCACCAAATTTCCCATCACCCGCATCCAAACCAACATTGGCAGCCCACCGATGATGCCCGTCAATAACGTAACCGTCACTTGAAACAAAAATGCGCGTAGCCTCAAGATCAACTACTTTCTGACCTTCAGGACTCATCATGAAAGCAACCTTGTCACCCTTTAATTCGTTTTGGGACGCTTTCAACTCAGAGGCTTTAATATCAGTATCTTTAACACCCACACCTTTAGATTTAAGTTCATCCTTAAACAACTCACCCACGTTAACTTCACCATTTTTGTCTTTAGGCATCTTGTCGGCATCCGAATCCTTGACAGGTTTACCAGCCAACTGAGGCATCTCAATACGGTTAATACCCAAAGAATTACCACAAAACAAGTTAGTACCCGGAACCGAAACACGACAAAGATCCAAATTACCGGCCTTCTCACCCTTAGCGCGAGCCTTATCCGTGTAATCTTTCATTTCTTGCAACAAAGTGTTTGCGTCTTTTTTAGAAGTAAGAATTACATTCTCCCCACGAGCAAGATAAGAAACAGCCTCATCCAAATCTGCGGTTTCAAAAACTTTTCCGTCTTTTGAACTCGTACCACCCTTACCACCAGCAAAGCCACTACCTTCAGGGTGCATACGACCATAATCTTTGTCGCGTCCCGGCTCACCGTGCTTCTCCATAATTTCAGCGAATTTCACCATAGCGTTTTCCGCTTGAAGTTCAGTCAAAGACCTTGGGCCGCCATTTTCCTGCCACGAACGATCAATCAAATCATCATAAGTATCATCCGGCCAATCAAAAACAGGATCAATCATCACAGTGCCCTCTACCGCGTTAATTTCGGCAAGCACAACGTCATACGCCTGAGAAACCTCATCCGTGACATCAATTCCCCACTCGTCAATATCTTTCCCCAACGTGGCGGCTTGGAGTATTCTCAAAAGGTCACTACTTGATAACGCCATTACTCATTCCCTTTCGCAATAAATTGGTTCCATTTTTCTGAATCATGGATTTTGAAAGAACCACCAATAGATTCACCCACAAGAACAGGATTGAAAAGGTCACTCGTATCAATCAGTTTTACGTTGTCAAAAAGATTATTTCGTACAGCCTCCGGGAACACCGCAGAAATATCACGATGAATACCACGAACAACGTACTCAGGAACAAAACGCCGCTCAGCATATTTCAGTGACCGCGCATTAGAAATTTCGACTGCTTTATCTGTCGGCAAAGTAGCGTACACAGCATTAACTTTATAGCCTGCCCCTTTAGCCTGATCAACTTTTCTGGCAAGTTTTCGGTATTCAGAATCACCCGTTCCGTCCAAAACAATATCTTGCCCATTTTTGATAGCCCTCTTTTGTATTTCTTTCGCTAGATAAGATGACTCCTCGTGCGTGAAACAGGCTGCATTGAAAAAATCGTTATCTGAACTGCTTGTGCGTAATCTTTCAAATTCAGGAATTGCGCCTTTAATTTCGTCAGCGTTAATGTGAACTGCTTTAGACCTATCAGGAGTCTCAGCCAAACCTGACTTTATTGCAGTTGTTTTACCTGAAGCCGGGCCGCCACCAAGCATATGAAAAGTTGGATCAACTGATTTAAGAACATTTTTAGTATCGTTTTCAACAATCTGATTGTGAAACTTTTGGCGCTCAGCCGTAAGTTTGTAACCACTTTCAGGATTACCCTCAAGGTGATGCCACAAAGAATCAGAAGGGGTCACAGTATTTCCGTTGAACACCGCTGTTTCAGAAATACCAGCCTTGTAACCACCCGTAGCATCAGGGTTAACCACTTGTCCATCTTGATTTCTTTGCAAGGGCCTTTGCGTATCGCCAAGAGCAATACCAATTTTACGTCGGGTTTGCAATACGTTGTAACCTATTCCCCGACTTCCAGCATGAGTTTTCTGGTCATGCTGACCCAGATAATGCTTTTCTACTTCCCCGCTATCATTCCCCAAACCTCCACTGCGTAAGCGTCTATCTCCGCGTCCGTCATCTTCGACATGTCCGGTAGACGTACCGTTTTCAACTCCTGATTTGCTGATTTCTCCTGTGCCACCTGTATTCACCTCCTCGCCTCGAACTACATCCCAAATACTAATTTGATTTCGTTCCTGTGGAGATCCAAGCCTTATAGCAGTATCCCTATCTTTGACGTTTTCTGCAACGTCCAAGAAAACCTTACCAGACGATTCCTCGTGCCATACCCCAAGGTAGTCACCCTCGGTTAGTTGTTGTTTGTTGTCCTTGAAAAAAGAACCCAAAACCTTTGGGCCACGCTTCTCATCAAAAAAATCTTTCGCGTCAACCATGGCAGGTTTAACACCCTTAGTGCGAGCAACCATGTAACCATCGGGAGGATTAGAACCGTCAACCATACTGACACTAAGGCCACCCTCCTCACCAACTTGCCTAATGATGTTCCTGACCACCGCAGAATTCAGTCGTGAACCACCACCACCGTGAGACTTTTGTTCATGCTGACCTTGGTAATGCTTAGAAACCCCGTCAGAACCCCAAACGGAGCCTTCAGGGAGATTGAACTCATACACCGAACCGTCAGGGAGGGTAAACCGCGAAAAAGTATCTACGGCCTTCTGAATGGCTTTAACCTCAGACTTTTGACCCGTCACCGGCCCACCCGTAATCCACGCATCGCACGTTCGGGAACTCGCACACTTAAAATCAAAAACTTCGCAATAACCTAAATCACCCGCAGCAATAACATCCCACGAATTTTCCCCACCAACACCATCCGAAATGCAATCAAGAATTTCATCTGTTTTATTAAACGCAGCACAATTCCCGCAACGAGATTTTTTAGCCTCAGATGAACTCACACCCCACTCAGACGCTTTTTTTGACCAAAAACTCGAATTTCGTTGCGAAGGATTCAAAGGGCCATAGGCAGCAACCGAAATTGCTTCCCCACGATTCTTTAGATTTACCTCAACATCACTCGTAGCAATAGGACATTTTGCGGCTTTACCGAACTCAGATTCAACCTGTTTTGTTAACGGCTCAATAATGGTGACTGAACTCATCTTGTGACCAACAACAGTTTCTGTTTCTTCCCAACCACTTGATGTTTTACGCCACACACGAATCAACAGAGCAGGATCTTCCTCATTTCCATTTATCGTGAAAGAAGAATCAGGGACTTTGACTTTACCCGACCTGTTTACACTCTGAACTTTTCCCTGAGAACGCCCACCACTTGAATTCCATGAAACGAAAGAACCCTGACCAACATCAACCTTATCGAAATCAGTTTTTTTCTTACCCCCAGTTAATAGTGCATCTACATGAACATCGCTGACCGTAGGATCCGCTTTCAAAACGTAACCATTAGTTGTCAACAACACCGAAATAGTTCCACCCCTAGCGAGAGCAGAATCAAAAGCCTTCTCAAACCCTTCAGGTGCCTCAATCTCATCTGAACTGTTCACAGATATTTCTTCAATCAGAAGAACCGTGTCAACCCATTCGTCATCCGTATGCCCGTGATCAAGGTTACGTTTCAGCATTTCGGTAGCCGCAATATGATGAATAGTTACTGTTGCAGAATCACCAAAACCTTCCTCATCAAGTTTTTTGTGCATAGCAATAAGATCAGAGTCACTTAGACCCGAAATGCGGGTGGTGGTATCAATCACACAAAATCCTGTCCCTCAATGAAATACGGGTCAGTCTAAGGTTACCCTACTGTGAAACTGTTATGGTTTTTATTCAACAGGAAACACTTTTTTGTATTCGGCCCACTGATCGTTTGATTGTTCAAGTGTTGGGTTTTCGGGGTCGAAGTATCCTTTTGATGACCAGCGTTCTTCCCATTGTTCGTATAGTTGTTGTTCTAGTAACGCTTTTTTTTCTTTTTCCATTTTCCCTCCTCCACTCAATTTTACCATACTGGGGTTTATTATGGGGTTATGGGTGGTTTCAAAATCTTTTGACCATACCAATCTGAACTCACAGATCCACCCGGAGGTGCCATAAGAATATCTTTACCAGCCCACGTCGTAGCACCATCAGTACGACCAATGTTCGCTACCTCCGTAGGGGTGGGAAAATCAGGATCATCAAACGGTAAGTCAAACCTTTTAGAAACATTTTTGATTTCATTCGCAGCACTGAACGACCCAACACTTCCACTGAGAAGATAATCCTTAATTCTTTGCGGAACATTCCCCACAGCCTCATCTTTACGCCTATCAGTATCCCAACCATAACCAGCCTGCGCCCAAGTATAACCACCCCTCCCAAGAGAAGCATGAATCTTAATAGTCTCAATACCGTGACTAATGTAGTAATCCTCAGCCTGCTTATTAAACACTTTAGCGAAACCAGAACCTTGATTTTCTTCATCCCAAATGTTTAACAACTCATGGGTAACAATCGTTTTTCCTCCACGCTTACTAAAAGTCCTGTCGAACTCACCAATGTCGTTGCCGCGGCTGTCATAAAGCGCACCTATAACACTTAACTTGTCATAACCAGAACCAACACTTTGAACACGAGAAACCACTTCAATAGTGTCACCATTTTTATTGACACCCGTATGTTCTACATTAAAAACATCCTTAAACTTTGGTTCAATTTCATCAAAATCTACATTCTGAGTAGCAATGTCAGAACGAGAACTTTCACCAAAATTATTGACATACAAATCTAGTGCGTCTTGCTGAAACTTTTTAAGTTTTTCTCGTGAACCATCCTGATCAAATGAATAACCCGCATCCATCCAATCATTCATTGCGGCAGCATTTATTCCACTACCGTAAGTGTCATAAACATAAACACGAATTTCTTCGTCAGTAACCGCCGACTCATCAGGATCCAAAATACTATCCAAATCTTCACGAGTCGGGCCAATACCAGAAGCCTTTATCAAAGCATCTTTACGATCACCCCACCTATCGAACTCACCGCCACCATCCGAACCAACAGCCCACGACCCGTGAGTTTTTTGGTCATGTTTCACATGTTTGAAAGTAGGGACAAGACCCGGCTCGAACTGAAACATGACACCCTTACGCAATTCACGAGGCTCAATAATTTCTAAGGGATCCACAGAATCCACAATAATAGACTCAAAATCTTCAATGATCATAAAGAAATCCCTTGATCTTCATACTCAGATTTTAGTTGGTCAGCCATTTCAACACCCATAACATCCTCAACCAACGATAAATGATTTAAGACATACTGCGTTCCGTGGGCTTCAAAATGTGACCTTTGGCTAATACTGGTGGCGTAATGAGCGATTTCATGCAAAATAGTTGTTTCATCTGAAGCGTATCTTTTATCAATACCCAGATCAGTGAAATACTTACCGTTCCTATAACCGATTCTGTATACGCCAGAAACATTTTGTTTATTGTTTGTTATTTTTACGGGGGGAATACCAAACTGCCCACCATCACCAAAATCATTCACAAAACTGTCTGATGTAACTACCTCGTTAACATAATTTTGAATACCTTTTTTTGTACCGTCCAAATGTTTCCTACCTACATCCGAAATGATAAGTGAGTTTCTTTTTATTACCCAAGAATCAAATTTCTTCTCGTAAATGTCGTAAGCAGCGGAGTATTCATCCCAATCTTCTTTACCCCGTACTGGTGCCACTGGGCGATCACTAATGGGGGCTAGTTTTTCATTCATTGGTCGGTGCAAAGCGTATTCGGCGGCATACACCTTCTTTCGTAAAGTATCCGAACTAAGAAGAATGTCTTGGGCGCTAGAAATAGCGTAACCACTTCCACCAGTAGCCCAAGCACCATGCGTTTTCTGGTCATGCTCACCCTGATAATGCTTAAAAAATCCAGATTCAACAGGGATCAGTAAAGCACCCTCATCCGTAAACGTGTCCGCAATAATGAACTCACCAGACAATTCCTTAGCAAAACCAGCAGACGCAGGCCGCGTAGCCAACGGAGGACGACCATACTCAGCACGTCTCCAATTATATTTGTCGGCAAAAAACTTCACCATAGATCCCGGTTTAGCATTACCCTCAGAACCTATCCAACCCGTCCACGCCTCAGCAAAAGCCTCACGCCCCGTGCGCCCATCAGCATCCCCCTCATAAGCATAACGACTCATACCACCCGCATTACCTTGATAACGCACAAACAAGTAATCCTCATCCGCTTGACGGTCGGTACGTTTATCCAAAGCATGACCGTACTCATGAACAAGAGCGTATTCTTTAGGATTCGGGCCATTTTGCATCAAATACTGATTCTCAGTGCCACTAATTATTGCAGTAGGACGCAAATTTATTGTGTTTTTTTTCCTTTCAAAAAAACCATTCGCATTAGGAGGCGCTTTAATTGCATCAAAAGGACGATTACTCACAATCGTAACCAAATCGCTTATAGGAGCAATTTCCTGTAAATACGTCAATGTTTGCATTTGAGTCGCCAAATCTTCAAAAGCAAAATCATTAACCGCAGTATCCACAAGAAAAAAACTATTATTACTACCCGCGTACTCATCCACATGACCGTCGTTTACCGCTCCATATTGAGATTCACCTTTTTTTGTTTTCACCCAACCCTTGGGCACAACAGATCCAGCCCAATTACCGTGACGTTTCTGGTCATGCTTGCCAGCAAGATGCTTAGTTACATCATCCAGTAGATCCAAAGACATTCTGTGTGCAAAGTCTTGTTCAAAAGATTTCCTGATAATTGCTGACTCCCCATTCCAAATAGACCTACCCCCAGTGTATTCAGTGTTGCGTACAATTTCAGCATCAAACGGAAGATCCTGCCACACAACATCAACAATATAACTACCAGCCATTTCTTCAGGAACACCCGAAGTTTTCGTCACCTTTTCCACACGATACTTACCCGAAGCAATATGCTCATCGGCTTTCCCAATGTTCCCAGACTTATCACCAGAATAAAACTGAACCAAAGGAACAGCAGGCAAATTTTTTGTTCTCAAAACTATTTCCGTATAATCCATGCTTCTCTCACCAGTTCTCACACCACGTCCTAAATCACCAGACGCAAACTGCGACGCTATTAGTTCGTTTGGTGTCCAAGACGAAAGCATTTCACTGAACTCATTACCCTCTTTCAGCAACAATCTTTCCTTACTATCAGGATTCCAAATACGCAAACCACGATACAAAGGTTGTTTGATAGGTTCGGCATCAGAAATTGCAATCATCAATGATTTCGTGGCATCAAACATTTCAACCGGATCATTTGCTCCGTCATCCTTGGGGTAATAATTATCACCCCCAACAAGCACTCTAGCCGTTGCCCGCACTTCCTCAGTCTGTTGATACTTAATTCCCGGAACCCCACCAATCCAAAAATCAGCAGACTTTGGTAAACCAGAACTCGAAACTCCAACAGCCCACGATCCGTGAGTTTTTTGGTCATGCTCACCACTTAAATGTTTCAAAACCGGAATCAAACCCGGCTCAAACTTAATCACAACTGAACTCGAAAGCACAGCATCAAACATGTCATCCAACAAACCACCCAACAAACCATCAATCTCAGTAAACGGCAAAGGATCCATAGTAAAAGCAACCCAAATCTCATCATCAACCGTTTCACCAAACACGTTACGCAACAAACCATAAATAGGATGCCACACCGCTTTCGCGTAAACCGGGGCTAAACCCTGAGCGATCCTTTTAGCGTCATAACGCGCCTGATTAGCGGCACCAATCTCCGCTAACTCCTCCGCAGACATAGCGGCAAGTTGTCTCTGCTCACGATCAATTTTCCATTTGCGTATTCTTCTTTTCGTTTCACGAACCTTTATTTTGAACTCACGACTGAGAGAGAAGTATGGAACATTGGTTACAGCCCAATCAGGAGGCGCAGAACTTCTACCAGAAATGTATTCCATGTTTTGCTGCTGTTGCTGCCATGCTTCTTCGGTTATGTTCAGGTCGGATGCGGAAGGGTAACCGCCACGGCGACCGTGACGTTTCTGGTCATGACCACGACCAAGATGTTTTTCAACTGCCGGAGCGTAACCCCACTCCAACCAAGAATCCCCGCTAGTAAAAATTTCTTTCGCCGCAACTGTTCTTGTAAGAATGTCGTACCCGGCACTCACATTACTTTCCCCGTGCTGAATCGCGTATTCTTCATCAATCGTAACCCAATCTCCACTACCAATTTCAGAAGTTGTGTTTTTTGGTACGGCACGGTAAATCTGTACCGGGGCATCAGGTTTACCCTTGACGCTTTGAATCAACTTGTGCGCTCTGGCATCCATTGACTTGTATCCCGTGCTGTATAACCGGGCAGCGTCATCCGAATACACGTTTTCGGGATAGTAACCTTCTGTCGTTAAATCGTTTAACGGGGCACCCTCAAGATCGGGTCGGTGTGTCATTTGATAATCCGATCCCCCGCCTGCCCAGCGACCATGAGTTTTCTGATTATGCTGATTACCAAGATGTTTTGCAACTGAAGAAACAATAGTTAAAGCAGAAGGATCAACATAGCGAGTAACGAAAGTATGCCGATCTTCATAATCCCATTCTCTAGCCACAGAAGGATCCCTAATTATTTCTCTATCATTAGTATCCGTATCTATACTATAAAGATCCATGCCGGAACCAGTAGCATATTGCTCACCATCAGATTTTTTTTCAAACATGTAAATACCAACAGGACGATACTCGTAAGCGAACTCCTCACCGTCATCACCCATTCGCCACAAATGCTCATCCTCATACTTATCTCCCCCCTCCCCACCAACATTCCAAGTTTTTTCTTGAGGATCCAAACCATTAACAGCAATGTCCTCACGGGCAGCCTTTGGTGCAGCGTGATACAAAGTCTTTGGGGGATCACTTTCCTCCATGTAAAAGTTTATGTCCCGGTCGTAATCCGAACCGAAAGACACACCATCCCATTCGCTTTCTCTACGGGAAACTGATTGTCCACCAGCCCAACTTCCATGAGTCAATTGGTTGTGCTGATTACCAAGATGTTTTGCAACAGGCTCATCGAAATCAGAATAATCATCAGGGTTAATTTCTTGAACCACAAGCAACGGATCTTCAAAAGCAACCGAAATACTTCCCCCACCCTGATCCCAAAAATCACCAGCCTCCTGCATCGAATCAAATTGCGAACTCCACCCATCAAAACCCCCATGAGAATCCGGTTCAGCAAACAACGAAGTTGGTTTCACTTGATAAACGACAGGCCGCGACCCGTCAACGTCATTATTCTTATCCTGCCTAGCGGCATCAACCGCGTACTGTGCCGCGTCAGCGTAAGAAGTTGTAACAAAATTCCGTTTAATAATCGAATATCCCGAACCCATATTTGCGTAGCGGCTAGGCGCGTTTTTTGCGTCAATTTCATCTAACCCCGACGTACTCGTACCGTGCCACCAAGTAGCATCCATAACCCACTCGGCACCGGGGTTACCTTCTAGGACACCACCTTGTCCACCACCAGTAGCCCAACTACCATGAGTCAATTGGTTGTGCTTAGCATGTTTCAACACTGGCATAAGACCCGGAGCAAAACGAATCTCAACCATTCGGTTCAGCCGTCCAATATCCATGCGCCAAAATGCTCACCAACGGCAACTGCCTCCCCGTGGAACCATCAGACCGAACAATATGACCCATCTCTAAACCCTTAGAATCCGTGTAATCAAACACAAGACTTGAACCGTCACCCCTATACGAAATGGTTTCACCCGGCTCCGCTGCCCTTTTAGTCATATTCACAACCCCAGTTTACCAGAAAGTATTTTAGGGAACTCAATGCTATAACTCATAAAACTCCACCTCAATCCTCCACTCTTTAGCCAAAGCAACCAAAGCATTTTCCGTACGACCTTCCACAGACTCATCGTACATTCCCTTTCCTATGTGAATCTTTTTAACATCACCATTTCTAAGATTCACCCCACCCAAAATCTGTGCCTCAACATATCCACCATCACTATAAGAAACATCATCCATATGCTCATAAACATCATCACCAACAAAATTATGCAACTCACCACCCCAACCCATCGAAGCACTCACAGCCTCTTTTTGGGTCAAAGGTTTACCAACCATAGGAACAGGCGTGGCGCGTGAAGCAAGAGAATCACCATCCGTCATTGTGGTTCTTTGTTTCACAGAATCATTTAACTCAAAACGAATATCCCCATAATTACTCACATTAAACGGGGTAAGATTCTCCAAAGCCACATAACCATAAATCGGCCTCAAACGAGGGTTTATTTCAGGGTGAATATCGTGAACTGACGTTTCCTCAGCGGCACGAATATCGTGATTCACCATACCGTTAGAAGTTCCCGTATCAAACTGGCTTCTAAAAAATTCTTCCTGTAAAACTTTTAGTGCATCATCAGAGTTAATAGCAATCATTACCGTCCCCTCGGAACGCAACTCATCCATGTTGTTAGTCAAATTTTCACGCAACTCAGGATCCATAGCAGCAAACAGTTTCTCCGTTTCAGCCAACCGCGCCGAACGCAATTCCATAGCGTGAACCATGATTGTTTCCCCATTTGAACTCATACCGTAAGCATTCATGTTTCCGGTTTCAACATTATCGTGGCGTATCTCTTTCAGGGTTTCTTTTGTTAAACCTATTTTTTGACCCGTTTCTTTGGCGGCAAGAAATTTTGCGGCGTAATCTTTAGAAACACCGGCAGCCCAAGTGCCGTGAGTTTTCTGATCGTGTTGACCTTGATAATGCTTAACCACGTTACTTTCCGTGACCACAACAAAATCTTTAATCCAACTAGGAAGATCATCCCAACCCGCCGTAACCAAGCAAGCATCACCAATAGCGTGACGTTGCGCCACAGTAGCGTCACCGTGGTTTAACGCTTGAGCGATCCTACGACAAGCATCAACCGCAATCATTACTCCCACCCATTCGTGTCTTGAGCAACAACTTGACCCCTGTTAAGAATGTTGTAATAAACTTCACTCATTAACTGTGACGGGCCGGGTATTCTTATAGCGTCATAGCCGCGCATTACAGCCCACCTACCCAAGTCATTAACTACCTCATGTCGCTTATGCTGATTATCTTGAATCTCTGCTCTTTTTTCATTCATTTCAGGGTATTTTTCTAATTCCCTTCTGTCTGACTCAAACAATTTTTTTACATCAGCCATATGCAAAATTTGGGCTTCCTTGTATGAAATTATTTTAGATCCCGGCTTCATGGTAAGTCGAATCACATTGCTAATTGTATTAGGTTCATCATCAGGATCAGTGACCAAATTCCACACTGAATCCTTATTACCCGCATAAGTTCCGTTACCAAAAGTTCCCGCACCAGCGTAATACTCACCGTACCTGAACTCATCTAAATAACCCTGAGCAACAGAATCCCAATCTTTCCCATCAGGATTCCAACCACCAATACCCCTAAAAAGTTCTTCACTACCACTCTCAACCAAAGCATCAAGTTCGGTAGAAGTCACCACAGTGGGCAAAGCGTTGTACCCGGCCCTGTCATACATTTCATACAAAACATTGTCACCAAACCGTAATTTTCTTTCCTCGTGAGCCTTGTCTTTGATTTCTGCTGCTTCACTCAAAAATTGGTCATAAGTTTTCCCTGAACTCCAACGACCATGAGTTTTTTGGTCATGTTGACCTTGATAATGTTTTTCAACATTTACTTCAACAATCCATTCGATAACTAGCCCATTAGTCTGAGACATGTACTTGTTGAACGCTACTTGATCAAGGGACTCACGCACCCCTGTAATTGGGTTATCAATAATGGTTTCAGTCATTTCCAAAGACCTCAATCCCATTTTCTTTAAGAGCGTTGACTGAGGCTTGACCAATTTCTTTACCGTCAGATGTAACGTACTTAATATCGGATAAAGAAATTCCCCCATGAACTTGAACCTCATAATAATCTACGCCCGACTCAGTATCCCGATTTGAATAACCTACATATGCTCCCCCGATTGCTAGATTACTTATATTTCGATTTCTGGCATCTGTTATCGACACAGGAATAAGCCCATTATTTAGACTGTCACCGGCAGTAAATGTGGATCTCCCTGCCACACTATCTTTCAAAACTATCTTCACACGTCCGTAATAATGTACTTGTGGCCTGTGCCCGCCATACGTCGTTTCTAAATACCCGTACATAGGTTGAACCCCATCTTTAGGCACACCCCAAGTATTGTTTTCCAACTCAACCCGTGCCTGTAAGTGAGAGTCGAAAGCACTTCCTGATCTGGTGCCTTCCTTTATACTCTTAAATCTACCGTCCGCAATTATTTTATCTAGCCGATCACCCGTCATACGGATAGCAATAGGATCTTGCGCGACACTCTCAAATTTATCTAAATTAGCCTTAAATCTATCATCTGACATTTCATTCACACCGCGTCGCTTTGGAGGATTCCACTTATACGGCATAGAATCAAGCCCTGTTCCCAAACTCCAACTACCATGCGTTTTCTGGTCATGCTTGCCTTGATAATGCTTCGTCAGTATTTCTATCTGTAAAGCAGCACCCGGAACCTGCTCGTCATTCAACTCACGAATCTGCTCAGCCTCCAAAGCATCAAGCCGATCAATCCAAGCACCCATATCCTGAGAAGGTAAACCAGTCAAACCACGAGTAGGAGGCACCAAAACGGCTGTGCAACGACAATTAGGGTGAGCAGGAGGCATTGAACTCCCGTTAGCGAAAACCCCATTCCACGGAACCCTAGTCCCCCTCAAATCCATGCAGATAGGACACGGCGGCCCATAACGGCTTGCCACGGGTGCCGTGCGCCATTCTTTCTCCGAACGCGCATCAAGTAACCCAGCCCTATCTGAAGCCTTCCAAGACGCTTCCCTACCAAAGTTTTGTGCCTGCTGAATCTCCGTCCGTGCAATCGTTCGCGCCCTACTACGAATCAACTTAGCCCGATATTTTTCGGCCATAGCATCAGCCATATCAAAAGCACGATTAGTTTCTATCCCTTCCTTGATAAAATGCCGAAAATTATTGTCATGAAACCTTTCAACTGCTAAAGCCCAGCGAGGATGTAAACCAATAATCCGTCGAATAAGACGGGCTGTATCGTCAACGGATCTTGGTGTGGTAAACGATTGAGTGATCAGTTTTTGTATCGCAACACGATTAGAATTATCAATAGAACGAATCAATTGTGACGAACGTGTCGCTGCGTAAGCAACCGCGTTAGCGTTCATGTAAGTAAACATGCGGTCAACGGGGCCAACGATAGAAAACATCACATCAGGAAAAGAGGGTGCAGATCCCGGCAAAATAATTCCATTAGGTAAAACTTTACCCCCGTATTCCAACGCCAACATTGGGTTTTGCCCCACACGAGGAGCGTTACGAATAATACTGCGAGCCTCACTTGTGGCACCCGACAAAACAATACGGCGTAAAGAATCCTTAATCAAAACATCAAGATCCTGATACAACAAAACTTCATCCAAAAGTTTATTAAAATTGTCTGGGTTAAGACCCTGTATAGCGGCGGCTAAAGCATCAACGTCAACCCTGTTAATGAAACCCTCATTCACTGAAACGATAGCGTTAATCAGAGACTGTTCTAACGGTGACGGTTTCGGTGGAATGTTTTTTGCTTTAGTGACCCGCTTACCGCCAATTACGAGCGCCACGATTTATTCCTCCGGCTCGTCGGCTGACGCTTCCTCATCACCAACAGGACTATTCAAAATATCTTTCATATCCTGATCGGGCATAATATCCACCCCGGTGTCCCCAGCGTCATGATTGGCAGGTGGTAAACCAGCCAACTCACGCAAATGATCTTCCAACACAGGATCAGGAGCAAGTATCCCAGCCGTCACCATCTTAGAAACGAACTCAGAAATCTCTGACAAATCAACGTGTGAAACAGAACTGTAAGCAAGCAAAGGGGCACGGTCAGGTTCGATACCATTCAAACGCATCAAACGAGGAATCGCATGTTGGTTCACAGTGTCAGCAATAGTTTTAGCAATAGAATCAACTGACATTGACCACAAATCCATTTTTGTTGCACCCAAAGCAAAAGACCCGACACGATCATTACCCAACAAAATAAAATCGCTCAGCACACTCATAGCGATACGTTGATCCATTCGAGTAATAACTTTGTCAGTGTCAAACTGGCGTGACCCGCCACTGCTCATCAGTTTCAACTCAAACATTGGTTTACCTGATTCGTCGTAAACCTGCGGGAAAATGATTCCCTCATTCTCGTTTCTTTTGATTGACGTAACAATCTGTTTAATGGCAGACAACACGTTTTGCTGATCAGATGTAGCGGTCGTTGACAAATACTCTGGTGGAACAAGGGCGATAGGTAAACCTGCAAGGTCACGCTCAATACCGATTGCTTCTATTTCCTCTATGCGACGCTTAAACCACCACGGTCGGTATGCGTTCCTGAGAAGCGATCTTCCTTCAGGATTGTTTTTTGCTGTTGTTGTTCTAAACAATAAAGATTTTTCGATAGGAATACCAATAACACCGTGACCAGTGTAAGGATCCACTTGTTGCATTCCTTGGATACCACCGTCGTCATCGAAAGACCACAAGTACAAAGTTTCTTGCCCACGAATAGCCCACTTACGCCAACCTATTTGACCATCAGTGAACTTGGATCGTTTTGATGGATCTTTTTCGTTTGGCCCAACACGACGCTTATACACAATTTCGTGGAAAGACCAACCGTAAATAACCATTGACAGGATTTCCGAAAGCGTGGAATCCCACGAATCACTCATGTCGTTGAGGCAAGATTCGATGAACTCTGCTGTCTCAATATCTTTTTGGTCAATGTCACCGTCAATAGAATTGTCCTTATACGGGTCAACTCGCCATTCCAGCCGGGTAATAACTTTTTCGATAGCGTAAATCACGGCACCAATAACAGGATCATTGTCGGACATTTCACGATATGTTTTGATGCCTTGTATGCCTTGGAGCCGTGAAAGGAATTCGTCGTAAACGAACCCGCTTGTGCGTTTAAGGCCACTGGTGCCTAGTTCGTTAAAATCCATTCGGGATGCCATTCGTCTCCCATTCAGTCATCAGAATTTTTAGTCATTGTACCAATCAATGTTAACGCTTCGACTGAACTGAAACCGGCTGCCAGCATCGCCTGATACATTTCGTGTACTTGTGTCGCCCATTGTTGGAGAGGGCTGAGGTCAGAAAAAATCCCAGTACCTTTTTCCTCCATTGGGTAAGTGTACTGGGATATTGGCTTGTGTTAGGCGTTTGGCTTGCTGATTAACCCTTCATCAATGAGTGATATGGCGGTACGACCATAGGATCCTTGGAACTGCCAAGCCAACCCCGTGTTTACGAGGTATTGAAATAGTTCAAGGAATTTCTCATCTTCAATTTCCCCGTTTTCATAATCAATGATGTGGGTTAGGACGGGGAATTCTTTTGTGGGACTCATGCGGCCACCTCGTTTTCTTGGATTCTGCTCAAAAGGCTAACGACCCTTTCATCGGGTATCTGTCCCAATTCTTCAAGAACGGATTCCAGAAACGCCTCCAGACCCTTCACGCTGTATCGGGCTACCTTTTCACGTTTGATAGTGAAATTGTCCCAATCGGATTGCCAGTTGAGAACGTTGTAACCTTGCTCGTTTCGGATTTCGACGTAGGACAGGTTAGCCCTGAATTCTTTGTAGTCTTTGTTGAATGAAGTGGTGAGTTGCAGGGTAGGTGCGCCTTCGTTGCGCGATTCGCCCGTGAGTGACCACTGGTTTTTGAATGTCCGGTTTTCTTTGTTGAATGTGGTTTTCTGGGTTTTCATTTTTTTCTCCTTTTTCAGGGTGACCTTGCTTACAACCCCAGTTTACCACACGGGGGTTAGGGAGCCTCTTGAGGGGCAGTCACACTCCATCCACTCCAATAACCCGGAATGAACTCAGCAATAACCAATTGAGCCATTAAATACTTTTCACGCAACCTATTACGCAACCTAGCGGGTTTGACCCCGTAAATACGGGAATAGTTATCAACCACGTCAGCGGCCTTAACGTAACGACCGACAGGATCAGCCATAGCCCTCCGAATACTTGCCTCATACGCCTCCAGAGTGCTTTCAGACTCCGTTTTGGTCACCGACTCTACTGCGCTCAAAACGACAGGATTAGCGCCAAAACTGGCAAGATCCTCCAGCGTGTAATCAGTGTCCTCAACTACATCATGCAGGAAACCCGCAATAACGTAATCAGGCCCGAACGCCCACAGCGCCGACCCGACACGGGCAGGGTGATAGAAGTAAGGGATACCTTGCTTGTCCACTTGTCCCTCATGGGCATCAATAGCAAACTTTAACGCTCCACTAGGGGTACTGAGGTCATAATTCATTTTTCACCTCCTAAACGTAATTGTTGAAACAGGATGCTTGATACGCGGTTTCAGAAATGTTTTCTGCTCCCACGTTCGACCACTCTGATTTTACGACGGCTTTGTTTTTGTTTGCTTTGAATAATTTCACGTCGTACAGATCCCACACGTTGAGGGTCACTGTGACAAAATATCCGTTTGATACGGGAAAAATGACGGATGACCCATTTTTTATTTTTCGACCACCTGATATGGCTAGGACGTTTACTATTCCGATTTGCTGACACAATTCTTCTGCGTTTATGTTGCGTCCGGGCGGCAGCGCGGCAAAAATGTGTGCAGCGGCTAATGCTTGACTGATATTCATGGTGTCCCCTTTCTAGGTACAACCCCAGTTTACCACACGGGGGTTTAAGGCTCCACATCGAACGACTCCGAAAAAACCTCCATCAACGTCTTAGGCTCAACTCTCCCCGAACCATCACCACACAAAGCCGCATTACCCAAAAGCCCCTTAATGCGCTCAGCAAGGCTAAAGGGAGTGTCACCCGGAAACATCGGGATAGACGACACCTTGTACTTTTTTACGGCGTTAGCGGCCTCCTCACGCCCTTTCGCGTAAGCCATACCACCCACCTCAAAAGAAGAAACACCCACCATATTCAAATGCTCCTTAACCCTCACCTTCGTAATCAACTCACACACACACACCGCGTCCCCCTGAGCAGACGGGTGGGAATTCTCCACACACAAAACATCATGATTCATGGCTGCAACATTACATGAGTCATAGAACCCGGATTCTCAAAAGCCGCCTCCATCACTTCCTCAAGATGCAACTGAATCTCCTCATCCGTAGGAAAATGATCATAACTCGAATCATCATTATCAATAACATAATTGACACCCCGACGATCAGCGTAAGGCTCATCCCACGCAATCGAAGCCGTTACCGTCCAAGTATCATCGCTCCATTCGGACACAAAAATCTCATGACCGTGAATAGGATCTCGTTTATGCTCAAAAACTAAATGTGCATATTCTGGTTCGCTCATCATTTTATTTCCTCTTTTCGTAAAAGTATCGGCCACACTTCAGATAGTTAACACACCTAAACAAGTATTCGTTGCTTTTAACGCCCTCGAATCCACAGTGAGGGCATGTTGGTTTTCTTGTCAACATTTGTATTTTATTTCTCCCCTTTTTCGATTAGTGTCGTGAACTCCAGCATAGTCGCGTGAGCGATAGGTTTGTGGTCATAAGGGTTTACGACCTGTTGTGTTTCCCTGTTCCAAGCGAGGACAGGTTTACCGTAAATCCACGCAGTCATGGTTACGCCGTTGGATTTAATGAAAGCGTTCATGGCATACTTTCCTCAAGAAATTCTTGATAAAGTTCCCTAGCAGTTTTGTGGATAGGGGCTTGACACGGTTCACAGTAACTCGAACCTTTAACACACGGAGATCCACAGTCAATACATTTCTTCATCACATTCCTCCTTTTTCCACGGGCACTCTGCCGCCATTCGTGCCGCTAAGCGCGGCTTAAAGACGGCTTCAGAACGAAACCTTTCCTCAATCCAGTCACATGTAGCACACATCACATTCCTCCTTCGATCCAGCC